ACCAATACCCTGTCTCTTGCCGCCTATGACACAGACGGAGTTGCGTACACAAACTTAATTACACTGACGGCCAGCACTACGCCTACTCTTACCCTGACCTCAACAGGTGTGGGTACTATAAACAATATGTCGATTGGCGCGACAACGACAAGCACTGGCGCATTCACTACGCTGTCTGCTACTGGCGCAGTAACCGCCAATACAACTACCAACAACCAGTCATATACAACCACTGGCGCAGGAACTATTACCATTAGCTCAGGTACTGCTGGCACTATTAACAATATGTCGATTGGCGCAACAACGGCTCTTGCGGGTACGTTCACAGCACTGACTGCTACAGGGGCAGTAACAGCTAATACAACTACTAACGCACAGTCGTACACAACCACAGGTGCAGGCACGATCACAATCAGTTCGGGCACGCTTGGCACTATCAACAACATGTCTATCGGGGCAACAACAGCCTCGACTGGTGCATTCACCACTTTGTCTGCATCAAGCACGGTCAGTGGTACAGGCTTCAGCACATATCTAGCCAGCCCTCCAGCCATTGGTGGCACAGCTCCCGCCGCAGGCGCATTTACTACACTCAGTAGCACGGGTAATACAACCATTGGCGATGCCGATACTGACACTATTACAGAAAATGCGTCGTATGTAACCGGCACGCAACTTAAGTCAGCAAAAGTAGCAACCAACACACTTTCTCTTGCCGCATACGACACAGATGGTTTGGCTTACACAAACTTGATTACGTTGACTGCGAGTACTACCCCCACACTTGCTTTGACTTCAACAGGCGTAGGTACGATTAACAACATGTCTATTGGGGCAACCACAGCTTCGACAGGCGCGTTCACTACGTTGTCCGCTACTGGCGCAGTAACCGTCAATACTACGACCAATGCGCAGTCATACACCACTACTGGTGCTGGAACGATAACAATTAGCTCAGGCACAGCAGGCACTATCAACAACATGTCTATTGGAGCAACAACCGCTCTTGCTGGCACGTTCACTGCTTTGACTGCTACCGCAGCAATCTTGCACAATACAACGACCAACAATCAGTCGTACACAACTACCGGCGCTGGAACTATTACTATCGGTTCTGGTACTACGGGCACCATCAATAACATGTCGATAGGCGCGACAACAGCTTCTACCGGCGCGTTCACTACGCTGTCTGCATCAAGCACCGTCTCTGGCACCGGGTTCAGTACATATCTGGCCAGCCCACCTGCAATTGGCGGAACAGCGGCTGCGGCAGGCTCATTTACCACCCTATCTGCTACCGGCGCAGTAACCGCTAACACTACAACCAATAACCAGTCGTACACAACCACAGGTGCGGGAACCATTACGATCAGCTCTGGTACTGCCGGTACGATCAACAACATGTCAATAGGCGCGACAACTGCGCTTGCGGGTTCGTTTACTGCGCTTTCCTACACAACCACCTTGACAGGCGGCACGGGCATTATTGCTATTGGCACGAACCAGATTTACAAAGATGCAACTGGTAAAGTGGGCCTTGGCACAGCATCTCCAGCCGTTACCTTGGCTATCAGTGCAACAGATGCAGTGCTGATTCCCGTAGGAACAACAGCACAACGGCCTACAGGTGCTTCGGGGTATCTACGCTTCAACAGCACAATTACACAGTTTGAGGGGTACAACGGCACTGCTTGGTCATCTGTTGGCGGCGGCGCTACTGGTGGTGGTAGCGATCAAATTTTTATTGAGAACGGTCAGACAGTCACAACCAACTACACAATAACAACAAGTAAAAACGCAATGAGTACAGGGCCAATCACCATAAATAGCGGGGTTGTAGTGACGGTTCCGACCGGTAGCAATTGGGTTGTTTTATGATGCATTACACATACGCGCATTCAACATCAGACGGAAAAGTCTTTTATATTGGCAAGGGCCGAGATGATCGGGCGTACTCAAGACAAGACAGAAGTATCGCTTGGAAATCGCATGTTAAAAAATCCAGAGGCTACTCCATTTCTATTTTGGCTGACTGGTCTACAGAGGAAGAAGCTTTTGAACATGAAAAGTTTTTAATAAACTGTTTTAAAGACATGGGCCACCATTTGTTAAATTTGACAAGCGGCGGCAAAGGCGTAACGGATTATTGCCAAACGCAAGAATTGCGCGAACACAAGCGGCGTATTCTTACGGGCTTTGTGCATGAAAAAATTGTCTGCCCAGCTTGCGGCAAAGAAGGTGGAGCGACCACTATGAAAAGATGGCATTTTGATAAATGCACAGGCAACAGGCCATTCAGAGCAAGAGCAACAAAAGATGGCGTGCGTGTATTTCTTGGGTATCATGCCACCAAAGAACAAGCCGCTTTAGCCAAAAAAGCATTTAAGGAGAACTCATGAGTTCAATCGCACTTTCAGGAAACGCAAGCGGGGCAGGTGTCCTGACCATTGCTGCGCCCAACACAGCAAGCAACTACACGTTGACGTTGCCGACACAGACCGGAACAATCATTTCTGGCTCAACCGCAGCAAATGCAGTAATTCCAGCGGGTACAACTACTCTTTCGCCAATTCTGTTGACTTCCGGCACAAACTTGACATCAGCAACCGCAGGTGCTATTGAGTATGACGGCAAGGTTGTGTATGGAACACCTATTGGCACACAGCGAGGCATTATTCCTACTCAGCAGTATTACAGGCTTGATGCAGCACTTGCTGGGGCAAACGTCAGCACAGTGCAGTCTATCTTTGGCGTTGGCGTGACGTTGTCGGCAAGCACTGTGTACGAGTTTGAAATAATTTTTGCGCTTAGTAAAACTGCTGGAACAACATCTCATACTATGGGACTTGGATATGGTGGCACTGCAACACTCAATAATATTCAATGGCAATTTTCGGGTATTTATTCAACTATCACAAACAATATAGGGTCTGCTGCCGCCATAACTGCTGTATACGGCTCAACCGCAAGTAATACAGCAGTAACCACTGCAACAACTGCCGCATCTGTTAATTTATGGGGGTTAATTAAAGGCACAGTATCAATCAACGCTGGCGGCACATTCATTCCGCAGTACACACTATCAGCCGCACCGGGCGGGGCGTACTCAACAGCTATCGGCAGCTACATCCGAATCAACCCGCTGGGCGCATCTGGTGCAGCGATTAACGTCGGCACTTGGGCATAAGGAACAATCAAGGCTATCTCAATCTCAGGACCATCTGGCATAACCCTGACCGGGTCGTTTGATTCGGCATCCACGTTTGGTTTTAAGAACCGCATCATCAATGGTGCGATGGTGATTGACCAGAGGAATGCGGGGGCGGTTGTTACAATTACAGCAAATCCTCAATACACACTTGATAGATGGTTTGCGGGAGTAACTGTTGCGTCTAAATTTAGTGTGCAACAAAATTCTGCGGCAGTTACTCCACCAGCAGGATTTATTAAATATCTTGGTGTGGTTTCATTAGCAGCAACAACACCAGCCGCTAGTGATAATTATTATTTAGAGCAAAGTATTGAGGGATACAACATTGCTGACTTGGGGTTTGGTGCGGCTGGTGCGGCAACAATCACTATTTCATTTTGGGTTCGTTCTAGCTTAACTGGAACTTTTGGCGCGGCAATAGTAAATTCTAATGGTAATCGTTCATATCCATTTAATTACACAATATCATCTGCAAATACTTGGACGCAAATTACACAAACAATTCCCGGTGACACAACAGGAACTTGGTTTACTGATAATTTGGTAGGAATTAGATTACGATTTGGCTTGGGTGCTGGCTCTACTTATCAAGGCGTAGCTGGCGCATGGGGTACAACAAACGCAGTTACAACAACTACTGCAATAAATGTTGTTGCTACAAACGGCGCAACTTTCTACGTCACAGGCGTACAACTAGAAAAAGGCTCAACAGCAACGAGCTTTGATTACAGGCCGTATGGGACTGAGTTGGCTTTGTGTCAGCGGTATTGTCCCGTATATGATTTTACAAATAACGGTGATGCATACGCAGGAGCTGGCGCTAATGCAACTTTAAGCGATTACCGTCTTACATACCCAGTTCCAGTTAGGTCTGCGGGTACGGGAATTACAACATCAGGCACTTTTTCAGTAAGTAACTTGGGGGCTGGCTTTACTGGTGCCACCTTAGCTTTTCAACAGAGTGGTCTTTTAAATTTAGGAATAAGAGCTACAACAACTGCGGGTTCTCCAACCCTTTCGCAAGGCGTTGGCACACAGGTGTACAGCACCACAACAGCAAAAATAATTGTCACAGGATGTGAACTATGATTTACAAGCTCTACAAAACATTTCCAAATAATCAAGACGCGGCGATAGGAATTTATGAAGACGGGGCAACAGTCAGTTTTATATTCGACCCCGCCAACACCGACTACCAAGCCTACCTTGCATGGCTTGCAGAGGGCAATACACCACTTCCAGCGGATGAACCCGCACAAGGAGCATAAACATGGCAGTCACAATTAACGGAACATCCGGTGTAACGTTCCCAGCAGGTGGCGTAGGTAACCCTGCTGGCACTGTCGTGGGTACATCTGACTCCCAGACGTTGACAAGTAAAACGTTGACCAGCCCGACAATGACAACGCCGACAATAGATTCGGCCCAAATTCCTACTGTGTCAGGTACAGCGCCAATTTACATGTGCCGTGCTTGGGCTAAATGGAGCGGGGTTACAACAGTAACAGTTAATGGCTCTGGAAACATAAGCTCAATAACCAGAGGAAGCACGGGAACTTATACGGTTAATTTTACAACCGCAATATCTGATGCAAATTATTCAATAGGAAGTGCAATTGGGACTGGCGACAATAACAACCCTTACACAATGAATATTTCCGCATCACCAACTACTTCAGCTTTTACTCTTACCGTGAATAGGGCCGGATTGACTGGTCTATACGATTCTTCTTTAATATGTATTCAAGTTTTCAGATAAGGAAAAATAATGCCACAAGTAATTATTTACACAAACGAATCAGGCGGCGTTTCAGTTTGCGTGCCAACTGGAGAATTGTCGATTGAAGAAGTAAAAATTAAAGACACGCCCGAGGATTCAATTATTGTTGACCAAGCATCTTTGCCAAATGAACACGCCGTATTTTTTGATGCTTGGCAGTTGGATGATGGCGTAGTCTCTGTAAATTTGAACAAAGCAAAAGCAATCGCCCACACTTATCGCCGAGAAGCTCGCGCTGAAGAATTCAAGCCCTACGATGAAATCATCATGAAGCAAATTCCCGGCAATGACGCAACAGCGGCTGAAGCTGCACGGGCTGCAATCAGAACCAAATACACCGACATGCAGACAGCAATTGACGCAGCTTCAACAGTTGATGAAATCAAAGCAGCAATGCCGCAATAAGGGGTCTTCGCCACTGCCCCATCTCAGTGGTGCTTTTGGAGAAAACATGAACGATAAAAAAATTGAACTCACCCTTGGCCTTGTCAATGCCGTCATGCAGTATCTGGGTACTCGCCCGTATGCTGAAGTTGCCGACATGATTCAAGCCATTCGTGAACAGGCCATCCCCCAAGTGCCGATGCCTGAAGCCAAGGCTGAAGTAGCTGCGGAGTAATCATTGATCCCCTCAGTCTTCTTTTCGCTGCCAATGCCTGTGTCGCTGCTATCAAGCAAGGATGCAAGCTGTACAAAGACGCTAAAACGTCTTTTGTGGAGGTCAAGAAGACTGTTGATGAAATTGTTTCTGACGCAAAGCAGGTTCGCAGTTTTTGGCAGAAGTTGTTCGGAGCAGACCCCGAGCCAACCACGTCCAAGCCTGTGGCGAAAAAGACGGAAAAGTTCGTTGCCATTGACGAAACCCAAATCATGGCGGACATTGTCAGTCAGCTCACAAAGCTATTCAGGCTTGAAGAACAATTAGCAACGCACATCCGGGAGGAAGAAGAAAAGTCCAGAAACGTCTATGACCCTGATGCCAACTTGATGGAATCTGCGCTGCAACGAGTGATGGCGCAGCAGCAGATGGCAGAACTGATAGTGACAGTCAGGGAAACGATGGTGTACCAATCCCCGCCTGAGATGGGTGCGTTGTACAGCAAAGTGTTTGAGATGCGGGAAATCATTGGTCAGGAGCAGGAGCAGGCAAGGCTGAAACAAGAAGCGCGGCAGAGGTACAAGCTATGGCAACGGCGGGAAAAGCAAAGAAGCTTCCAAGCAAAGTCAGCATACCTAGTAGCGACTACTATATTCCTCCTGTATCTCTGGGCGTGGCTCCTGCTGCTGAATCGGTGGGGGAAGACATAATGGGCTGGATCGCTGCTTTGGTTTTGGTTGGGCTTATGTTGCCGCTTCTGGGGATGCTGTACATGGACATCCTGACAGCCAAGCATGAAGTCAAGGCGCAGGTAGAGAAGGTAGAAAAACTCAGGCGTGAGCTTGAACAGAAAGAACGGGAAAAATAATGTTGCCAATACTTGCATCCCTCCTTGGTAGCCTTGCTGAAAATGGGCTTGGCCTGTTGTCATCTGCCATTCAAGCCAAAGGCAAAGAAGTCGTTGAGAACACGCTGGGCGTGAAGATTCCTGACAATCCAACCGCAGAAGATGTATCCAAGCTGCGTGAGTTGCAATTTGCTCATGAGGAGAAACTCCTTGAGTTGGGTATTGAAAAGGCCAAGATGGAGTTGGCTGAGATGCAAATGTTTGCAGATGCCGCCAAAGCAGATGCGCAGAATGTGACTGACCGTTGGACGGCGGATATGGCATCTGACTCATGGTTGTCCAAGAATATCCGTCCTATGTCGCTGATTGCCATCTTCTGCGGGTATTTCCTGTTTGCCATGATGTCGGCGTTTGGTTTAAATGCCAATGAGTCCTATGTTTCCTTGCTTGGACAGTGGGGAATGCTTATCATGGGCGCATACTTCGGTGGCAGAACCATCGAAAAGCTGGCTGAACTGAAAGGCAAAAAATGAGCTTAAGCACCGAACAAGCCGCATTCTTGCTGGACTTCTGCAAGCTAATCCAGTACGCCACAGAGCAGGGTTTTGTCGTTACCGCCGGGGAGCTGGCTCGTACACCTGAGCAGCAGGCCATTTATTTCAAGACAGGCCGCTCCAAGACCATGAAGTCTATACACCTGAAACGGTGCGCCGGAGACTTGAACTTCTTCAAGGATGGGAAGATAATCTGGGACAAGGCGACCATCGCTCCGTTGGGGGTATATTGGGAGTCACTGCACCCAAAGAATCGCTGGGGCGGGAACTTTTCCAACCTTGTAGACTGCCCTCATTTTGAGCGCAACGTGGGTTAAAAATGCCATTACAGAAGATACAGCTTAAGCCCGGTGTAAATCGTGAAAACACACGGTACACCAACGAGGGTGGTTGGTACGAATCCGACAAGGTTCGGTTTCGCCAAGGCACGCCTGAGAAGATTGGCGGTTGGGCGCGTATCTCAGCATCCACTTTTGTGGGGGTTTGCCGTTCTTTGTGGAACTGGGTAACGCTTGGTGCCCTGAATCTGCTGGGCGTTGGCACAAGCTGGAAGTTTTATATTGAGAGCGGCGGCATCTACAACGATGTTACGCCAATTAGAACCACGACAACGCTTGCCAGCCCATTTACTACGGCTACATCGACCAATACCGGCACGACTACAACGGTCACCGTAACGGATGCAAATAGCGGGTTCATTAATAATGATTACGTTACCTATTACATTGACGGTGCGGCATCAGTTACGTTTAACGGCATCACTATTACTACGGGTACTGAGTACCAAATTACGTATGTAAGCTCCACAACCTACAAAATTACCGTCACAGGCACAGCATCGGCAAGTTCTGCTGGTGGTGGAACCGTCTACGCCGTTTATCAAGTCAACACCGGCCCGTCCTCTGCGGCTCCGTTGACGGGTTGGGGCGCAAGTACTTGGGGTTCTGGAACGTGGGGTATTGGCAGCACATCTACAGATGCGCTGCGTATCTGGAACCAAGTTAACTGGGGGCAAGATTTAGTGTACGGCCCTCGCGGGGCACCCCTGTACTACTGGAACGCAAGTATCGGCTTAACAAACCCAGTAGTGTCCATGACCATTGCTGCGCCTTGCGTGGTAACTGCGCCGGTAGCTTTGGCAGACGGAACGCCAATTACGTTTGGAACTACGGGTGCGCTACCAACAGGTTTGTTGCCCGGAGTGACTTACTACACCAAGTACTTGACAGCGGCTACGTTTAATCTGGCTGCAACATCTGGCGGCGCATCCATAACCACATCTGGCACACAGTCAGGGGTACATTCTATTTCTTCTCGGGGCATTCTGCTGTCGTCTTTGACAGGCGCAGATGGCTACACACCCCTGTTCCAGAACGCAACAACCATATCGGACGCAAGCCGTTTCTTGCTTGTATTTGGCACCAACGACTACGGCAGCACAACAATAGACCCCATGCTTATTCGTTGGTCAGATCAGGAATCATTAACAGTTTGGTATCCGGCAGCAACCAACCAAGCGGGTAGCGTGCGCCTGTCGCATGGATCAAAGATTGTCACTACCTTGCAAAGCCGTCAAGAGATTGTGGTGTGGACGGATCAGGCGCTGTATTCTTTGCAGTACCTTGGCCCACCTTATGTCTGGGGTACGCAGTTGCTGGCCGATAACGTGTCTATTGCCAGCCCGAATGCAGCAGTAATGGCTTCAGGTGTAACTTACTGGATGGGTGTGGACAAGTTCTATAGGTACGATGGCCGCGTGCAAACTTTGCGTTGCGACCTGCTTCGCTACGTCTATAACGACATCAATCAGCTTCAGTTTGACCAAGTATTTGCCAGTACCAGTGAAGGGTTTAACGAAGCATGGTTCTTCTATTGCTCGTCTAGTTCAGACACGATTGATAGGTATGTTGTTTACAACTATACCGAGGATTTATGGCAGTATGGCACGATGGCACGCACCGCTTGGCTGGATACAGGCTTGAGGAACTACCCGCTTGCAGCTACATACAGCTACAACATTGTCAATCAAGAGTACGGCGTTGACGACAACGAGACTGGTACAGAATTGCCAATCGAAGCCACAATCACTTCGTCTCAGTTTGATATTGGAGACGGTCACAACTTTGCGTTTGTGTACCGCATGATTCCAGATTTAACGTTCCGTGGCTCAACCAGCGGCACCACGCCAAGCGTGACGATGTACCTGCAAGGGCTGAACAACTCAGGCTCCGGCATCACACAAAGCGGAAACGCAGCCGTCAACTACACCGGCACTGCCCCATCGGTCATCAACGTGGACGAATTCACCGGCCAGTTGTTCATCCGTGTTCGCGGTCGCCAGATGCAGATGAAGATCACATCAAACACGCTTGGTGTGCAGTGGCAGCTTGGTGCCCCGCGTGTTGACCTCAGACCGGACGGCAGACGATGACTTACATTGTTACGTCTGAGTACACCCTGAACAAGGTTGCTGCCCCACGGCTGCCTGCGGCTACGAACCAGTACGACCCAAACTACCTCAACCAGCTAAACAACGTCTTACGGTTGTACTTTAATCAGCTTGACAACATTACGGGGCAGCTTAGCAGCGCGAGCAAAATCGTTCCTGCGCTCACTGTGTACACAGTAGCCACGCTCCCCAGCGCAGCAACATCGGGAGTTGGAGCAAGGTCTTTTGTTTCTGATGCACTGGCTCCAGTGTTTGGCTCAACCGTAGTAACTGGTGGTGCGGTAAAAACACCTGTTTACTCAGATGGAACAAACTGGAAGGTGGGCTGATGCAGCCGCCAGTAAGGGAAAAGCTGTATGAGGATGCGGACATTCGCGTCTCGTGTGACCACTTACTTAATGCGACCACGGCGGCTTTGCATTTGCACTTCAATCAGGGGGCATGGTCACCTGCCAAATTCAAGCGGTACAAAGGCATCTTTGCAGAGCAAATCCTGCCATTTTTGAGAGACAAAAGTTACAAGGAAGTGTATGCTACACCCTTTGAGAACGATGTCAAAGCACAGAAACTGATAGCCATGTTTGGCTTCAAAGAATACAGTCGCAAGCAAGGGCTTGTTGTGATGAAACGAGGAGTTTGATATGCCAGAAGCAGTAATACCCGTGGTGGCAGAAGGTGCAGTGGGCTTAACAGCCGCAGAAATTGCCGCTGCCCAAGCAGCAGCCGCAGCCCAAGCAGCAGCCGCAGCCGAAGCCGCACAAATTGCACAGGCCGCACAAGCCGCACAAGCCGCACAAGCCGCACAAGCCGCACAAGCGGCTACAAACGCATCTGTTCTCAACACAATAGGAGCAACACCTGTTTCTACTGCGGCTGGCGCTACTACGGGGGCTGGGGCTGGGGCTGGGGCTGGGGCTGGGGCTGGTGGGGGAATCAGTAACTTAGTAAACACCACTGGTGGCCCAACTACTTTTGAAGAAATTTTTAGCCAAGGCCAAAAAATAGCCGAAGGCAGCACAGAACTGGGCAAACTTGCAAGCACAGCCTCAGAACTCCCTGCGCTGCCAGAAGCAGCCACCGCTGGCCCAGCTATTCCGCCCTCTGCACCAGTACAAAACGCTCCTCTGCCTCAAGTAGGCACACCCCCTGCGGCTCCCCCACCTGTTGCACCTCCACCTCCTGCACCTCCACCTGTTGCACCACCCGCACCTCCACCTACTGGGCCAGACGTTTTATCACCAGCAGAACAAGCGCGTAAAGCGCAACTTTTGAATAACCCTTATATTGCCCCTCCCTATATTGAACCGCCTTTTGTACCACCAAGCCCAGACGCGGCTGCTCACATTTCACGTATTGAAAATCTAAATGGCATTGAAACATTGGCCAAAGAAGTTAATGCCATGCCGGGCGTGCAGTCCACAATGTCTGCATACGGCGCTGGTGCGCCTGTGTCTTCTCCCTTAACTTCTGCTTTACCCGGCCCTATGGCTGGCCCACCAACAGCCCCCGGACTGACCGGCTTGCAGACAAACTTGTCGGGCATGGGATCAAATATTCCATCCGGCGGCACACCGCTTTACTCACAAACAGTAACACCACAAACACCTGTTGTGCAATCAGCAATGAACGAAGTGATTACACCCAACGGCACACCGCTTTACTCACAAACAGTAACACCACAAACACCTGTTGTGCAGTCGGCAATGAACGAAGTGGCTGGTGGGCAACCCACGCCGTTTGAGTATGCAAACAACACTGCATACGGGAGTTCACTTACTGGTACTCCCACCACACCTCCAGAAGTTGGTGGACTCCAAGGTCTTTATAACGATTTCAAAGCAATGCCTTTAAAAGACAAAGCTTTGACGGGCATGCTGGCCTCTAGTGCATACCAGATGCTTAACCCACCCAAGCCGTACGAACCAAAAAAATACAAGTCCACATTTAACCGCGATTTGTACTCAGGCTATAACCCAACTCCCCCAACGCCGTACCAGCCTCAGTATGCACACGGCGGTCTGGCTGATCTGGGCGGGTACTCGGATGGTGGGCGCATGCTCAAAGGGCCGGGAGATGGTATGTCAGATGACATTCCTGCGACAATCGCTAACAAGCAGCCTGCACGTTTGGCCAACGAAGAGTTTGTGATTCCTGCCGATGTGGTTTCCCACCTCGGTAATGGCTCGTCTGAAGCCGGAGCCAAGCAGTTGTACAAGATGATGGACAGAGTGCGCCAAGCCCGCACAGGCAAAAAAGCCCAAGGCAAGCAGATCAAAGCAGATAGGTACATGCCAGCATGATCGTGCAGCACGTCCCCGTTGAATTTGTGGCCCAGACGTGGCCTTTGGTTGAGAAACATATTGCATCGGCTGAAAAGTTTGGCGGGGATGACTACACGGCTGACCAGATCAAGGTGTACTTGGCCAAGAATCTGTG